GTTATACCCTAATACTTCATCTGTTTGTTCACTTACATTTTTTTTAGATTCTGCATCATAATATTGATCTGCTGTCATAGCACTGGGATGACCACGTAAAAAACTATTAGCCATTAGCATTAACCTTTAATCTAAGTTGCTTTAAAGCTTGCAAGGCGTAAATCTGACCTTGCACCCTATACATTACATGCTGCTCATCTGATTGAGCAAACTGTTTGTAACTAGACTGAATGCGTTCTTCTAGTTCAGCTTCAAATGCATTCCATGCTTCAGGGTTATTTACTAATAGTTTTAAACTCACTGCGTTGATCCTCTACCAGTGTTAGCTGAGAAGCCCTGTTCCCCCGGCTGTGGTGCTGTGCCTGTACCTATGGTACCCCCTCCGCTACCTTGAGTGTCCTGTACCTGTGCGCCTGCTGGTGGCTTCTGTGGGCCTCCTTGTGGAGCTGCCTGTGGTGGACCTGCTTGTGGTTGAGGTGGTGGTGGATTTTCTTCACGGAACTTCTTAAGCAGTTCAGCTTGTATAGCAGCATCACCCATGTTGTTGACTAGCTTATCAGGGTCAAGATCCATAGACTTAGCAATCTCACGCACGATGTAATCCATCTTAGCAAAGGGGGCTAGTACAGGGTTCTGTACCACACCAAGGAATTGCATTAGGCGTTGACTACGTACCTCATTAGCCATAAGGCTTTCAGTACCACGAGCTTTAACATCAAGGTCTCCTTTGATTTCATCATCGTAATCAAACTGCATGTTGAAATTAAAGAATGCTTTGGCTAAAGGACCAAGAAGGTAATCATCTACGTTCTTTACTACGTTCCGTATAGAACCATTAGCAGCAGACATAAGCATACTAATACCAGAAGCTGTACGTCCTACACCTTGTACTCCTGTCTGACCATGAGCAAAACTAGGAAAGCCTGTACTCTCGTCTGCTAATACACGTGCCTTATCAAACATCTGCATGTTCTCGTTGGATACATTGGGAAACTTGGTGCCAAAAATAGCTTGGCCGGGTGCGCCACCTTGACGACGAAAGACTTTGCCGGGGTATACTGATAGATCTTGACCGGGAACTAGGTTAGTCTCGTCCACTTCAATCAACATATTGCCAGACAGTGCAGCATTGTCAACAGCCATACGCATAAAGCCATTCATTAGTGTCTGTGTGTCATCCATGTTTTCAGCAATGCCTACACCAAACAAGCTATATGGGCTTACTTCATATGGTACTGCATAATAAGGAATAATAGCAGGAGTGAATGGGTTCATAACTAAACGCAATACCTTACCATTGCATACCCAGATGTTTACACTGACTTGATCCATGTCAGATAGTTCAGAAGGAATGTCTATATCATGTCCTTCAAGAACCTCAGTGTCTACGTTACCCCAGAACTCAAGGACTTCAAAGCGTTCAGCTTTAGATTCCTGAGCATCATCTTCCATAGCTTGCTCCCACCATTCTTTGGTGTAAGACTCACCGTCAGCTATGGCAAGGTCTATAGCATTGCTTCTAAAGAAAGGACGTCTTTTAAGATTACGTATTTGTGTACGTGACATTTTGTGACGTTCTACAACGTACTCAGCCTCATCCATGTTAGCTGCATCAGGATCAGGGTAAAAATTCCAAAGAGATACACTGGAGGTTTGAGGAATAGTTTTAATATTGGGGCTATACTCACCCTCTTCATTCCAATTAGCATACTCTTTGTCTATAGCAAATGGGCCTTTCATAACACCTGTACCAAACAAGGCGCATTCAAAAGCAGCTACACGTAATTGTTTATTTGCATTAGATTCTTCTAATTGATCATGAATTTTTTTCTCCATCTTTTTAGCTGATACCATAGCAGGATGAAAAGTAATTTGTGTAGGTGTACTACCTACACCTTTTTTAAGTTGATCTTCTACAGGAGTAAGTTTATTCTTTAATCCAGCTAGCCGTTCTTTAAGAGCAGCTTTAGTTTCGCCGGGAAGTAGTTTAACTTCTTCTACATTTGGATTTTGAGCTTTTTTTATCTCTTCATTAGATTCAAAATGTACTGATTCTTCTACGCCTTCAGGTAGACTAGTGGGGTCTACTGTGATTGGAAATTTATTATTGCCAAAAAGTACTTCGGTAATTTGACCATAAGCTGCAAGGACTTTAGTCTTAGTTACTTTGACAAAGACTTGAGATTTTTCTGTAGAAGTAAACTGCACATCAGGGCCGTAAAGACCACGATAGTTACGGTAAGCTTGTATCCAACGTGTTTCTTCTGTTTCTCTGGCATCGGAGGCTTTCTTGTAATGTTTTTGTACAAGACCTACAATGCTTCCTGCAAGAGGGTCATCGTAAGTATTCTCTTTTATGTCTTCTAAAGAGCTTGCCTCTTCAACGTCCATTCCCATGCTTTCTTCAAATTCGTCCATAGTATTTCCTTAATAACCAAACGTTGGGTCGCTTGCTTGAAACCCTGATCGTTGTGTTGCAGGGTCAAAATCAAACAAGCTGCTTCGTGGTCTTGTCATAACTCCATACCTGAGTGCATCGTATAGGTGATCTTCTGAGTGTGTGTCTACGTCTTCAGGGTTATTCTTATCTAGTGGCAGAGCTGGTATCTGTGAGATAGTATTGCTACAAGTATTAAAAAATACTAACCGTGATTCTTCTGTAAACTCATCTACTTGTAACCGTCTGTGTATTTCGTTTTTACCTGCTACCCTTGAACCTCTCGACCTGTCAGCAGGTCTCCACCTACAGCCCCTCATAATCATTTGTTCAGCTAGACTTGGACCAGTATCTCCACGCTTATGCCAGAGTGATGAGTCAAGAACTCCGTAGCGTATCTTCTCTCCGTCCTCTGCTTCTAGTATCATATCGGCTAAGTCAGTAGCTATAACCTTTGAGCAATACATTTCTCTATAAATAATTAGTTGTTCATCAGGAGCTACAGCAAACCAAACAACCCCCGAGTAAGAACCGTATCCATAGTCACATGCTCTAAACCTTGCCCAGCCACTAGGTATCTCAAAAGGTTCTATGACGTGTACTTGTCTGTTCCACTCAGGAAAAGCAGCACCTTCATTTACATCCCAGTTACCTTCAAGTAGTTGCTTACGTTGGTGTTCTGGTAGTGACAGAAGGTTAGCTTCATATAATCCATCATCAGCTAGGTACGGGTTATCAAATAGAGTAGCAGGAATAAACTTGCGTTTAAACAACGGCTGACCCTCTTTTGTGTGACCTTTAGGCCAAGCAATGACCTCTCCTGTTTCCATGTCAGTAGCATTAAAGCTAGTATTATGGGGAGCTGGGTCTACAAAAGTTTTCTTAACCCATTGATGACCTGCCCCACCGGGGTTAGTAGTAGCCCTTTGATACAAACCTAGACCACTATTCTTAGTGGTACGTAGGCGTGACCTCATATAGTTCCAAGGATAAGGGCTAGGCCATTGTGTAAGTTCGTCAAAACCAATCCAGTTAAAAGCTTGTCCTTGGTATCTTTGTACATCATCGTCCCTATCTAGGTATGAAAGCCAAAGGGTTGCACCGCTGGGAGCTACCCACGTCTTATCACGTTCCATAAACTTAATTCCCGGGATTGCTCTGGGGTAAAGTTTTTTTGAGACTGAGATAAGTTCTCTGAGTTCTTCTGTGCTTCTCCGTACCAACAGCATAGAAGATAATGGATTATTAAAATACCTAACAGGATCGGCCAACATAGCAAAAGACTTACCACCACCAGCCGCCCCACCATATAGTACCTCTTGTTCTGATGCTGAGAGAAAGTCTGTCTGAGGTCCGGGATTAGACTCAAAGATAACGTCTTGAGCTTTCTCTATCTCAATCGGCTCTGGTTTCACTCTCGATGGAACTGGTTGAAGCTCTGGCTCCGATACGATTTCTTTCGAGGGTTTCCGCTTTTGCCGCCGCTTCTTTGTAGCGTTCAGCGTAATAGCGTTGCGTTGAAGCTTCTGCTTTACGTTTTCGTTCAAGTTTAACTCTCTTCATTAGACCCACGTGAGAGATATATCTACCTGACTTCTCACTTATCCAGTTGGCTACATCTCTGTAACTATATTGCTTTAGATATTTCTTAGCTTCTTCTAAAGCTTCTAGTTCTTCTGGGATTGGTAGCAGTATATCATCATCTTCAGGGTCTTGTCTATAGCCAAATGGCACAACTCTGCCTACTCTAACGACAGACAACCACTCATACTCACCATCAACTAGCTCTGGCTCAGGGAGCTTCCAAGTTTTATTAACTTTCATTTTTAGGCGGTAATATAAATACAGGGTTTTCAGCTTTGATTTCTACCTTGTCTGTCTTCACAAAGCCAGCACGGTCTAGGAAATCTTTAGCTGCTGCCATCTTTTCTTTATTGCCAAGGTCTGTAGGGTTAGTCATAACCTGCATCATAGAGTATGCAGCTTTACTACCAGCAGTAGCAATAAACTTTTTAGTAAGTTCAGCAATCTCGTCCTGTAGTACAGCAGTAATAGTTGTAGAGGATATAGTATCAGCATACCCTGCAAGACGTTTAGCTCTTACAGGATCACCTTGTGCTTGCTCAAACAATACATCAAGGAATAGTTGTTGTTTTTCTGTAAGTTTTCTCATGAACACTCACATTTTCTACATGGACATTCACGATTAAGTAAAGAACACCATATACGTTTTATGTATCTAATCATGTTTTCTTCCTATACGGTTTTACTTTGGCTGCAACTTTCTTAGGTTGAGCCACAAACTGCTTACCCGCAGCAGTGCCTTTTCGTTTGGCTCTAGTTGTTGCGGCATACTGAGAATCACTAAGAGACTTAATAGCCGCTTTAGGTAGATACCTTTCGCCGGTGGCCTTTGGCCCTTGTGTTGAGGGCTTGCCACTCTTAGTAGTCCATTTCTGTTTAGTCCAAGACTTAAGACTTTTTTGACTTTTTGTCAATGCCATCTGCTTTAGCCTTTGCTGCTTTACTTAGGTCTTTATAGTGAAATAACTTTACACTTGTTTTACCGTGTGCTTTACCAGTATGCAAAGAACCATCAGGCATCTTGTGAGTACCACCTTTATGTTCAGTACCATCCTTCTTATAATGCTTTACGCCCTTCATGCCTTGTATCCCCCGCCTTTAGCTTTGTATTTTTTAGCAACAAGTTGTGCTTTACGGGCCGACCACTGGCCGGGGCTTCCACCCTTACTTCCTGCTTTAACTGAATTAAAAATACGTTTACGCATAGTAGGCTTAGTATAATTACCCGCCGCATTTACAGTTGAACCGCCTTTAGCATACCCCTTTGGCTTTGCTTTAGGTGCTTTCTTTACCGTAGAACTTTTGTTTAATTTCACCACGTGTGACCCCTATGTCTTTTAGAGCTGAGTCCGTCATATTGCTAAGTTGCCAGTATGATACTCTTCGTTGTTGGCTTTCCTGTAGTGCTTTAATAAATCGTTTAAACATGGTTATCTCCTTTTTACCAGAGACAGTTATACCACAGGTTACTCTATCATACTACATACAAGATTGCAACCCCGTTATGCGTTTTTCTTTTTCTTAAGGTTATCTACCTGAGACTTAACCATGCCACCCATGTTGTAGGTCATGGTGCCATTCTTAGTCATAGGCTTTCTGTTTACTACAGAGTCCTTAGAAGGAAAGCTTGAGGTTGCCATAGTGTTTACTGTACCGGGATTAGATTGCATTCCACCCTTGTTGTATTTCACCATGCCGCCACCCATCATTTTCTTCTTGGTCATACCACCTTTGTTCATCTTGCCAACACCGTCAGCAGCATAGGCTGGTACCTTCTTGCCCTCTTTCATAACCATAGGCATTGATCCGCCTTTGTTATAGCCTGATGTTTTCTTTTTGGTTCCGTACATTTTATTTACCCTCCTCTATTTTTTTCATGGCCTCACCACGGATTCTTTTAGATGCTGATTCTATTTCTTCTGCAGTAATAGCAGCACGAAGTCCTTTACCTTTATGCATGTAGTATAAGCTACCTGCTTTTTTTGCAGAAGCAAGACTTTTGTATTCACCAGCTCTAGCTTTAGTTTTTTCTTTTGCTGCTGTAGATTTTCTACTTGCAATCTTTTTATTTAAAACTTCAGTGAGAGCTTTTTTATCTGCGTCTTCACGCATTTTTACCAGCCCTGCGCCACCGCCTACTGCTGCAAGTCTTACCATTTTGTTAATACGCCTTTTACGTTCAGGTGTATCTTTTCTGTTTGCGTCAGCTTCAGCAGCATCTAGCTCTGCAGCTTTACGTTTTTTAATTTCTAATTTTTTTGCTTCTATGCGTCTAGCTTTCTGCATCTTTCCTTCAGTACCAGCAGTACCAACAAGACTGCTATCTTTAGATGGTTGGATTAAGTTATCCTTAGCTACTGCTTTTATTTGTTTCTCTGCAGCTTTTATCTGAGTAACAGTTGGAGATTTATCTGCTACATAAGCTTCATAAGCTACCTTACCTATTGCACCGGCTGCAACTAAACCTGCAATGGTAGCGGCGGGTGATACTGCAGGATTTACTTTATCTTGTTTTCCTGTACGAAAGTTGCCGGGACGAGCAGAAACTGGTTTAACAGAAGACTGAGGTTTAGGTTTAGACTTAGCCATAGATTCAGCTCTACCTTTACCACCACGAACTTTGCCAAAGTTTGCCATCCGTCTGGAACCAAGTTTACGTCCTATTGCAGATTGACCACTACCACCTAGTTTATTATTGCTTGCTGGAGGTTTACCAGAAGCTGCAGGTTTACCACCACTAATTGCATTTTTAGCACGAGTAATAAGAGAAATAAGATTATTCTCAGTACCAGTTACAGTAGGGAGTGTACTATTAATTTGCCCCTTTGTAGCTTTACGAAAGCCTTGAGCAATCAAACGATCTCTAATTGCTTTAGTGGTAGCTCTAACTAATATTCCACCAAGATAATATATTA